ACTACCCGAGATGTTTGCTCTAACATCTGGTTCTACGTGAATTACAAAATCTATACTTTCAAAAGGACTGCTAGTATGATCGCTTAAAACTTGCAAATTACCTGTGTAGTCCATTGCTACACTATTATCTAATAAAGTGTATTTGTGTGTTATTGTTCTAGCAGTATCTCCACTTTGATTACTACCTACATTTACAGTTGTAATTGTACCATCGCCAAAGTCCCATAGATAACGTGTTCCGTATGTACTATAGCTTCCTATAGTTGCTTCAGTGCCATTAGTAAATGTTACTGTTAATCCGTTATTTGATTCTTCGTTAATACCTGTTGTAATGTCTGATGTTGCATCTGGTGTATGTGTGTCATAAATTTTATAACTTGCATCATCATCTAATGGAAGTAATGATGGCGTAGCTGTGCTATGACTGTCTAATGTTAGTGTAACGGTTCTTTGCACTTCTTGTTGTGTGCTAAGAGCAAATGTGTGGGCTATACGTCCTCCGCCTACGCCACCTGCTACACTATCTAAGTTAATAACATCATCTGCGGAACCATCTGCCCAATCCCATGTGTATTGAATTACTGCTCCTGATGTGTTAGTTGTTGTATTTTCAAAATAGACAGTATCGCCATCATCCCAATATGTAATTGCGTTGCCACCAGTTGGTGCATCGTATACTACAAATGAAACGGCTGGATCGCCTGTGAAGATTGTAATATAATCTTCTCTTAATTTTTGTGCTGAGCTACCGGCACCTGTTCCTGTGTTATTAAATGCTGTAACATTTACATCAAAGGGACTACCGGTGTTAGTTGCGTATGTGTGAGTTGGTGTTGAATCTGTTGTTGCAGTTGTTGTGTTTCCATCACCCCAATCAATTGTATATCTATTTGGGTCGCCAACAGTACTAATGGTTAATGTTGCAGTTAGTCCTGCTCCACCTGTTACTATATCAGAAACAAAATCTACAGACTTAACATAAGCATTTATTCTTATGTTTTCAATAATCTCTAAAACAGAAGCAGTATCGGCATCGCCGCCTGCATCAACATTTGATATTGCTGTTTCTAAAAATACTTTTGTAACAAGATCTTGGGCGTCAACTGGGTCTGATGCATTTTTTACGATCTTAGCGGAGACATCAATATTATTTGAAGCACCTGCATCTAATATTAGGTCAGATTCAGATTTAATTTTATCTGCCTGATGATTTATGTTTATAGCCAACTTCTTCTATTCCTCACAATTTCGCCGCTCTTGCGTTTTTGTATTTAACGTTTTAAAATCTTAGTATATTAAGATATACCAGGACTTCCAAAACTAGAAGTAATAGACCAGCCAGCACTTGTGTATATCATTGTTGCACTTTGAGCCACTGTTGTAAACGATATACTTGTACCATTTAAAAATGTATCTGGGGTAATAACTATTGTACCAGTCGGTGTTGCAATTGCAACAATTGTTTTTGTTTCACCTTCAATACCGTTTGCCAAAGACAATGTTGTAGAGGTGCTTCCGTCTATATAACTTATACCTGATGTATTTAGACTTGCTGCGTTTGTGACTGATGTAGTTATTGTAACTAATTTTTGTAAATACTGAACGTTCCATGGATTGGTTGCACTACCTAAGTTATACTGTATTCCTGAGCTTACATTAGGTAAAACATCGCTACTGACATTAGCATTTATTGTGATAGAAGCGTTACCGTTGCCTAACGAAATAATATCGCCGTTTACAAGTAATGTACCGCCTACATAGAGATTACCTTCTGTATATGTTCCACCCTTGACATGTAGAGCTGCGCCTACAGGATCAACAGGTGATGCGGTAACGTCTAATGCGTTAGTGCTTTCTATAACTAGTGTTCCAGAATCTGGGTTAATGTGTGATGACATAATACTTTCTTCCTACTACTTCCTTTATTATATATGTATTTATCAAAGACAAACCTTTTTGGCTGCTCAAAGAAAAAGACGCCTAAGCGCCTCTAGGATGTATAAGCAAAATAGGTAGGATTCGGTTATACCTACAACCCCATAACACAGATACCATCTGAAATAAGGGAGCCAAGTTCCGCTCGGTAGAGCAATGTGACTCAGCGTATTTCTACTACCAAGCCTGGGTACCACCCCTAACTTGCCAAGTTCGACCCTCTGGTAAAGGCCTCTTCCTTGCACTATAAACAAAAGCTAATTATTCTTTTGTTGCTATGTACTTAATATACAACATATTTGTATAAAGGTCAACCTTTTTTTTTAAAAAAAATTAATCTTTAGTCAAAAAAATAGGCCCCGAAGGACCTATTTTAGTATTTCTTGTTATTTACAAATATTATGCAAAAGCCAAGTTAGCGCCTACAACATCAATTTTCGCTAAGTAGTCAGCTGCGTTACCAAGTGATGAAGCCTGGTTGTTTAGCTCAACATAACCATAACGTGTCATGAATGACACTGTTGGTTCGAAAGTTGATGGATCTAGTACTGTGCCTGAAGACATTAATGGAATGTATGGGCAATAGAAAGCTGCCGCATCAATTTCACCGTCGCCTTTGTAGCCAACTAGTACTGGAGCTGAATCGCTCGCATACTGGTCAACAAACACACGCATAGTTCCGTTTAAAGTACCAACAAATTTAGTGTTAGTTGGAGCTTCAAATGGTCCTTCAGTTGTTCTTGCGAACGCTGAAGTTGTCGCACTTTGTAGTACAGTTAACATAGTTGGTGAAATCACCACATAGTTACCTGCGCCACGTCTTGTGCGTGCTGCAATTAGGTTAGCTGCTCTGTTGATTTGAACTGCCAATGCTGCGTGAGTATCACCAACAAAAGTTGTTGTGTGCTTCGCTGCAATCGCTGTTTGATCAAAAGTATCTGTAGCCGCGCCTGCTAATGAACGTAATGAACCAATTACTTCTTGGTCGATTTCAGCAGTAATCTCTTGTGCAAGTGCTTGCATGATTTCTGCTTCAACATCTAAGCCGTGCATTGAATTAGCATCTTGTGCCGCTTCAAATGTCCAACGTGCTGATAATTTACGTGTTTTTGCTTCAACAGTTTGTTTCAATACTTGGATTGAAAGTTTACGACCTGCTTCTGCTTCTAGAGCTGAAGTTGAAGTCGGTCCACCTGTTGCTGCGTCACCTGAGTAACCTTTTGCAATTGCGAAAGGAGATAGTGCTTCATCACCAGCTGTTACACCAGCTGCTGTTTGGCCATATCTTACTCTTAAAGTGTGGATTTGTCCTACTGGACCTGTCATAGGTTGTACACCTACTAGTTCGTTCGCGATAACTGTTGGCATAACACGACGAATAACTGGAAGAATCACTTTGTTTAGTGATGCTACGTTACCTGCCATTGTGCTACCAGCTGCGGCTGATTCTGAAAGATAGCTCTTAGTGTTTTCTAGAACTGACTCCATAACAACCTTTTTGTTACCTGTTAAACCATCTGTAAGGGCGTCTTTAGTTACAGCCCAATTTTCAAATAGATTCTGTGTCATTTGGAATTCTCCTTAGTTGATTCCTGCTAACTTTTTAAGGTTAATAATTTCGGCTTCATTTGCAGTTTCATTTGCAGTTGCTGCCTTGTTACCGGTAATCACAGTCTTCTGTGATTCTGTTAGTTTTTGTGATTTAACTGGGCTTGATTCATTTAATACTGTTGGTAAGTATTTGTTGAATTGAGCTTTTAGTTTACTTGTGCTTACGCTTTCAAGTAAGTTGTTCATTAATTCACGCTTATCTTTAGATAGTGGAGACATTAGTTCAGTCATAACTGACTCACGCTCACGGCTTTCATTAATTTTAGTAACTTTATTAGTTTCTATAATAATTTTTGCCTCTCTATCTGCAATTTCTTTTTGCGATTCTTCAATTTGAATCTTCGCATCTGAAAGTTCTTTTGAAAGTTTAGAAATATGTGTTCCTTCAGCTATATGTGAACTCATAAACTCAGCTGCAAAAGTTTCGAACAGTTTACGTCCAAACATATTTTCTTTTGCTTGCTTTATATCTTCTTTCAATGTACCTAGTTCTGTTGATAACGTTGTATCTACAATACTAGCTAATTTAGTTGAAGCTTTGTCAATGAAATCAGTTTTAGCTTGATTAATCATTTCTTTACCTTCTGCAACAAGTTTTACCTTTTGTTCAATAAGGTCTTTCTTGTCACTATGGAATTCATTAAGTTCTGAAGTAAGTTGTTCCATCACAAAATCTTCTAGCTTCTCAAAGTTGCCTTCTTGTAGCTTTCTGTCTTTGCGTAGTTCTGTAATTTCCTTGTTAAGTGTTTCCATAACAAACTTATCAAGTATTTCTGCATGTTGCGAAATTTGGCGTTTATACTCAACTTGAGCTTCTACTGCCGCTTTTTTGTCCGCTGCAAATTCTTTCAATTCGGTATTAATCGTATCTGATACCATGGCATCTAGTGCTTCCACCATTGATGTCTTATCAGTTTCGTACCTGTTAGCGAATTCTTCACGTAATTCAGCAGTGATCTCTTCTCGAGCTTCTGTTAAACGTTCTTCCCATGCTTCTGAAAGTGTTGAACGCACTTCCTCAGAAAGGACTTCGGAACTTAGGAGTTGTTCTATTGCATTATTAGCCATTTAGCTTCTCCTAATGTTTAGTTTTTCAATGAACTTTAATACTTCCTTCTGGAGGTATTGATTTGCTATTGTGTCGTCTTTTACTGCGGTTGCAACATCCAATAAAATATTACCACGGTGTCCATTCATGATCTGCTCATATAGAGGATCTGGATATGCATCCGGGGCACTTGGATTAGCAACAATATCAACAGTTTGTATTTCAAAATCACTGACATTACCGCTTTCTGCTACATTACCACTACCTCTTGACGAAACGCCAAGTTTTACTCCATTTTCTAAAAGGGTTTTACAAATATTTCCCATTGGAGTAGGTAACAGTTTTAAACGACCATAACCGTCTTGGCCGTCCATCCACATTTTTTCAATCATGTGAGATACACGGTCCAAATTGACTTGCAAATCATCTGGATGATCTGCTTCGCCTAATACTGAATAACCAGTTTCAATTTTTTCTTGTATTGCCTTAACGGCTCTCGAAATTTCTGTAACTGGATAAACTCTACTATTTTGATTACGCTTGTCACCTTGTACAAAGATACCTTGCATAAACAAGTTTTTACCTTCCTGATCTGACTCAGTAATGATTTTTGCTTGATCGAATGATAGGTTCTCTTTAAGTGTAAGCATAATTAGTTAGCCTTGCCTTTTTTCTCAGCGCCGTGTCCTTTAGTCTCTGCTGATAATTTTGCACCATCACCTGGGTGAGTTACATTCATATCTTTTGCAGCGTCTGTTAGACCTTTGCTTGCACCGTCTCCAGATTTTTTAGACATATCAACTGCTTTACCGCCCATGTCGTTTTTACCTGCAACTGGTGATGATTTACCATCATCGCCTGCTGGCATATCAACTGGGTGTATTGCACCGTCTTTGCCTACTTTATCTAAAGATGCCGCTTCTTCAAGTTCTTCTGCTTCATCATCTGAATCTGAATCAGCTTCTTCATATACTGATTCTTCCATTTCTGGTTCCATGTCCATTTCTGGTTCCATTTCTGGTTCCATTTCTGGCATAGCTTCTTCTTCTGAATCGCCCATAACTTTGGCAAATTCTGCTTTAAGATCTGCTAGTGCGTCTTCGACGTTTACTAACTTATCTTCAATTTCTTCATGCTCTTCTTCGTGTGCTGATTCTTCACCATCACCATCAAAGTCCATGTCGCCATCTTCATCTGATAATTCCATTTCAGCTTCTGGGTCGCTTAGATCTGATTCAGGAGCGTCTTCGCCGTCTTCGTCTTCACCGTACATTTCTTCTGCTTCGATTTCTTCATCATCTTCTTCGATGTCGTCAATAAAGTCGTCAGCTTTTTCTCCGCCGATCGCTTCATCTATTTCTTCTTCTGCAACTTCATCTTCAACAACTTCGTCAGCTTCGACTAGGTCATTCCAGATTTCACGTGCTTTTTCTACGAATGCTTCGTGTAATAGATCCGATGCTTGTGCTTCTTCACCATTAACTAGGCTTTCAATTACTTTAATATAACGTTCGCGAGTACTCATTTGACATTCTCCTTTAAAGGTTATAACATGTGTATTTAGTCTTGGCATAGAGCAAGATGTCTTAAATACAAAAAAAACCGCGGTTTTGATGCCACGGTTAGGGTTTTGTGCATTATAAGTGTATATTACTTACTATGCTTCGGGGCTAGCGCCGTACTGTAGTTGCACATCTTCTACTTTATCTGCATGCTCACTACGAGTCATTTCGCGTCTATTACGCATTTTGTTTAGATGTTTTAGTGTCAATTTAGGTCTACGAGTATCATCCTCGTCCCATTTATTGAAGTTATCATCTTGTTCGTTTTGTGCTAATTCATTAAATCGCATCGTCTGGTACTCCTGTATCTCCACCTGCGGCATCGCCACCGTCTGTTGGTAGATCATCTAATCCTTCGTCTCCGGCATTCTCTGCTCCTACATCAGTAGGTTCAAAGCTATCTACATCTGAGCCTCTAAGACCCATTCCGCCCAAGTCGCCTGTTGCCGTTCCGGCTGGTTGATTGCCTGCTTGGTTTTCTTCTTTCCACATTCTTTCGTTCTCAACCATTTCTTCTTCGTTAAGGCCCAAGTATCTTTGAAGCATAAATCTCTTAGATAAGTATGGGACTCCTTCAATAGAACTGAATAGGTTTGCCTTTTGAGCATCAATTTCAATTGTTCTATATTGTGAGAAACTCTGTGGTTCACTAAATGTTACATTAAACAAACTAGCACTAACATCAACACCTCTGTGTTTACAGAATAATTTAAACTCGTGGTCTAAAGACTGTTGTAATGTTAGTTGTAATCTTTCGCAATATTTTGCAAAACGGAATTCTTGGATCATTGCAGTACCAATTCGTCCGTCATTAAACGCCGCAATACCGTCTTCACTTCCAGTAGGAAGGTACGATGTTGGTACACGAAGTCCACGCATTAACTTGTTATTAAAGTACTTTAAATCATCAATCTCACCAAGGTTTTCACCACCCGGTAATACTTCAACTTTAGATCCACGCCCTTCTGCCGTTTGAGCAAAGAAGTAGTCTTCCATTATTGATAACGGGTTATAAGCCGCATCAACTACTTTAGTACCACCGCCACTGCTGTTTGGAATACGTGTTTGGTGTACTTCATTTTTAACTCTTTCAACAAAGCTCATTGCCTTATGTGCTGGCATGTTACCAACATCAACATAAAATACTCTACGCTCTGGAGCTCTTTGTACACGATAGATAATAATACTATCTTCTAATAATTCTTTTTGTTTGTATACTTTAAACACTGGTTCTAATATACTGTCGCCAAATGGCCAGTTGCCATTCATTCCGTCTGATAAACTAACATGTACTACATGTTTAGCATCAACGGCAAATTCTGAATTTTGTCCACCTGATGAATTTGGTGTAACGATGCCCGAGTTTCCTTTACCAACTGTATAACCAGTTGTTGGATTTACTGCGGTTGCATCTGAATGTTTCTTAGTATCAGTTGCTACTAAGTCATGTAAGTTAAGTGCTATATTTTTAATAACATATTGATCAATTTCTCTGCCTTCGCTTTCGTTAACAATTGCTTTAGCAATGTCACCCGGTTGTACAAAGATAAGTTTATATGTTTCTGGATCTCTGATAAAGAATTGATCACCATACTTAATACAAGATCTAAACATAGTAAATATTCTACGTTCAAAGTTATTAATAGCAACCCACTGCTTTAATGTAGTTTCTAATGCACTTACTTCCGAGTCAGTTGGAGCTGTTTTATAATTAATTTCAAAAGGCAAATTTGATTCTGGGTTTAATTGTGTACTAAACTCTGCAATAGTATCTAGTGCTGCGTTAATCTCACTGTCTTGGTCCATTTGATCATACTGAGTATAACGCTCAACACGGTTTGGTTGACCTGAATATACTTCCGGTAACCAACTTTGCCAGCGATTATTACTAGTAGTTCCAGATGTTCCACCCTGTGGATTGTATTTTGTAAAGTGTTTTTTCCAACTCATAATGTATGCCTTTTATTATATATGTATTTATGCCTCAATTGCAATTGCTTATTGATAATTGTTAACAGCCTCTGCTCTTGCTTTTGCATTTATTTCGTCTTCTGCAGCTTGGTTAGACAACTTTAAATACTTAATTTGAGTTTCTAAGTTCTCTTTCTTTCGCTGTAAGAATATTCTTTCGCTTTGAGATAGTTCTTCATCACTATTATACAACGCTTTGTCAATATTGTCAACCTCTGCAATTAACTCAGATACTACTGGTCTACTGTGTGGAATAGCTACTTCTGGTCCTGTAGCATTTACATGCGGATTTGTAGTGGCATCAGTTTTTGTTTCAACAGTTTTTGTTTCATCTGTCATAAAGTAGTCAATTATACTTCCTGCTCCATCTCTGGCACCTTCTGCACCTTTGCGTAAAAATGTACTTACTGCTTTAACCGAAGTAGAAAGTCCCTGAATATTTAGTGTAAGTAGTTCTTGAGCAGTTAAAAATGCCTTAGACATATCATTCATTGCTTCTACTGTTGTTCCGCTTTCTTCTAATTTACCATATGTATTTAAAACTTTCTTCTCAAATTCTTCATTGCTTTGTGCCAACCAAGCACCCATGTCTTGATTAAGCTGAATTAAACCTAGTTGTCCTTTGTATATAGAATCAACCATTCCACCTACTTGTGCGCCTGCATTAATATAACCAGTGTCTGTGTCTGCTTCTCTTATCATTTCTCTAAGTTTTTCTGATACTTCGCCTGGTAGCATTTTACCTTCGTTAATCATACTTTCCCAATCAGAAATTGCACTTTCACCTAATAGTCTATCAATTACTACTGGTAAGTTTGTATCTTGAGCTGCTAGCATGGCTCTCATATCAAACTTTTGGCCGCCACCTGCAAAGTCAAAATACTTTTGCGAGAATGCTGCAAATATGCCTTCAAACATAGGAGCTGCTTCACCACCTGCCATTGCTAACAGTTTAAAAGTTTTACCCATCTCAGATCCAATGTCAGCAGTAGTATCCATACCTCTGTCTCTTAATCTCTTATTAGCCGCTGCCATAAATGGTTCACTCATAGCAGTTGTATATGCCTGCATTGCTTCACTTCTATCAAGTGAAGTTAAACTAGCTAATGCAGTACTTTCAACAACTAATCGTTGAAAAGAAGTTTCTAGTTTCTCTCCGTTGTTGGCTAACATGGATTCCATGTTACCTGTTAAACGTATTGATTCAATATATTGTGCATATGTTTCCATCATTTCTTTATTTTGCATTCCTAGGTCACCCATAGTATCTGTTGAATCTTGTAATCTTTTAAACAATCCTAAAAACTTTACAGAACCCTGTGATGTATCACCGCCGAGTGCTACCATTGTTCCACCAAAATTACTTACTGTGTCTGCAAATGCATTATATGTTACGCCTGCATTAAAACTTGATTTATATAAGTCATCAAATGTCTTGCCTGTTTCAAACATAATAGCACCGTTGTTAATCATTTTTGCTTGTACTTCAGCAAATTGCTCAAACTTAGCTGCGTTCCAACCTGCCCATGCAAATATCATATCAGAGGCAATACCTGCTGCTCCGCCCCAATCTTTCATCTTTTCTGCAAACAGTGGAAACTTTGTAAATACTTTATTCATTGCTGATTTCTTATTGGATGCTGCTGCTGGCCCAGTTAAATTATTTGTTAACTTTTCCATTGCATCTACCATTCCGGTTAATGGCTTTTCGGAATTTCCAAAAAAGTTAGCAACATTTTTTACATGATTTGCGCCTGCTAATACCATTTCTGCTTTATCTCTGGCTGCACTAGCATTTGCTGCCTGGTTAGAATCTACACCCTGGATTGTTTTCTTTATTGCCTCTAGTGTCTGAGTATCAAGTTCTTTCATTTCCTTGACTCCGCCTAGCATGTCATCTAGTACTACATTAGTTCGTTGCGACATTAATACCATTGCTTCTGCAGTTACATCAGTTGCCCATGCTGGAACTTGTATACCTGCTCCTATTGGTAAGTTTATTTTTTTATCTGCCATTAGTGTGCTGCCTCTGTTTCCATTGTTGATTTGTGTTGGTAAACTTCTACTTGCTTACGAAGTAGTTCTGTTAATAATAGTTCTTGATCAAATACTTGTTGTGCTAATGATTCTAGTTCGTATTTTATTGCATCTCGTGTTTCTTGAGTTATTTCGTTTCCATCATCATCTCTAAAGTCTGCATCTAGCATTTCAGTTAATGATTGTCCAGTCTCTGTCATTTCGCCCTTTGCTAATGTTGTTTGAAGTATATATGCGTCTATATTGCCTTCATTTACCTTTGCCATTTCTTCAGTAATCTGTGTTTTAACTTGTTGTATGTACACTTCTTGAAATCTATCTCCCAAGTTTAATCTCTCAGATATTGCACGACCCATTCCCATCAAGCCCTTACTAAGTGTATCAAACCCTTTACCTGTTGTTTTATAACCAGGTAGTAATGTTGTTTGCATAGATTTAAATGCAACTGCCATGTTATCTAAAGTATCAATTGTTGTATCGGCTTGGTCTGCTGTTTTTGCTAGATAATCTGGATCCTTAAATATTTGAGGATCTTGTCTAAAAAAGTTATCAGGAATTTGTAATGCTTCTGCGATCATCTGATTTCTTTTTTGAATACTAGCATCAAATCCAGCAGGAATAGGATCTGTAGATCTCATTTTTGTTAAGAATGATGTGTACTGCTTATATGCATCTGCTCCACCATCTGTTCTATCATTAATCATATTATCCAACATTGCAATATAATCTTCTAGTATTCCCATACTGTTTAAAGATCGTGCTAGATCTTCTGGTATATTATTTGCTACGCTAAAGTCACCCTGATCGAATTCATGTATTGCCATAGTCATTGCATCTTGTGTTGCTTTGCTAAATTCTTCTCCCAATGTAGGTCCCATAAGCATTGCCATTAAACCTTGATTCTGTGCAATATTTTTTTCTGCTTCTTCACCGTATATTTCTTTTATCTTCTCACCATTCTGTATCATAGCAGATCTAAAGCCTATTTCTTTTCTAGCTGTATCTCGTAAAGCCATTGCTTCGTCTCGCTGCATGCCAAGGCCACTTGCCATAAACAATGCCATCTTGTTTGCTTGTTCGTATGATTCTATTACTTTTCTTTTTGACCCATTGCTTAGGTCTGTTATTTGTCCTAGCTCATATAATGTTTCGGCTTCTTGTGCTAGTATTCTACTTTGATCTTGTATGCCCATTCCAAAGTCTCTGAAACTAGTATCTTTGTCAATATCGTCAAGAAATCTTGTCAATGAAACTTGTCCCTTAAAGGTATCACCTTCAGCTGAAAGTAGTAACGGTTTAGCATACTCGCCAATGTCTTTAAAATCTTTTAGACTCATTCCTAATGCAGAAACTTGTCTTCTAAGTGTTGTATAGCCTTGTAAATCGTTTGTAATAGCACCTACTCCTATTAAAGCTCTAACATCTTTTTCTTGCTCACTTAATAATTTAGCAAATATAACGCCCATTCCTGTTGCAATTACAGCGCCTTTGCCAACAGTACTAGATGCGAATGACATTGCTTTTTGAAATTTACCTCCACCGGGAATTAAGTTTGTTAAACCAGTACCAACATTTGCTAATAGCTTAGATGCTTCATGTGTTAATTCAGCAACTGCCGAGGCTGGATCTGAATCAGCCATTACTGCATTCATTGTTTGTTTACCTTTTTTTAGATATTTTTCTGTTTTTGCTGCAGACTTTTTAGCTTTAGATTTTACTTTGTCAGCTTCATCATCTACATCTTCGGCTTTGGTTTTTTGTTTACCAGCTTTAACAAGTGTTTGTGCAATACGAACTAGGTTAACATTTGTCTGATTACCGGCGCCAGCAAGGCGTTGTAGAGTGTCTTCCGTTATCCAAGGTGGGATAGCGGCTAATATTCCATCAAACTCTTCTTGTGTCATTTAACTATTCCTCTGCATTAACTGGTATTTTAATTCGGATAAATACTATTGTAATATACTGTATTTATGAACATCATAATATATGTATATAATTGGAGAATAACAAATATGACAAACCCATTAATTCAAGCATATAAAAAGCCAGCACTATATGTTACATTACCAAGTGGAGGGAAGTACTACAAAAACCCACCAAAACTTAGTATTGATAACGAGCTAGCCGTATATGCTATGACAGCAAGGGATGAACTTATTACTAAAACACCAGATGCGTTGTTTAACGGAGAAGCCACGATAAGTTTAATTAGAAGTTGTTGCCCAGACATTGAAGATCCAGAAACAATGCCTGTGGGTGATTTACTTGTAATTTTAATAGGCATTAGACATGCTAGCTATGGTAAAGAAATCGACATTGATGTAAAATGTCCTAAATGTGAGTTTGATAATCAATTACAACTTGATGCAAACATAATGCTATCAAAAGCAGTAACAGAAATTGCAGATACCAGCATTACACTACCAACTGGATTTAAACTTATATGTAATCCATACACATTAAGAGACAGGACAATGCTTCAAGTTCAGCAAATAAAACAGGCTAAAATGATTCAAGGTTTATCAGATGCATCACTTGATGATCAAAGTAGAACAGATTTATTTGGCAAAACATTTGTTGAAATTGCAGAGCTTACAGTTAACTTAATTACTAATTGTATTGTAAGTGTACAGGGCGAAGGCACTGATGTTATAGCTGACAAAGATACAATTAAAGAATGGCTACAGACTATAACCAAAAAAGATTATGACTTAATCAAAGGCAAAGTAGAAGAACTAAGTGAAAATGGATTAGAAACTGAGTTTAATGCTAGTTGTCAAGATTGTGGTCATACTTGGAAAACTGGTGTAGACTTAGATATTGCAAATTTTTTCGAGGGCTGATAGCTTCTCGTCAGCCCGAAGAAATATTGAATATTGTTGAAAGATATAATAAGGAATTAAAAGAAACAGAAGGTAGCTACTTAGATGTAGTTATTCGAAGTGATGGTGCAGTAAGTTATCAAGACATTATGACAATGCCAATTGATAGTATTAGATTAATGGTTGAGAGAATGAATCTCCGAGTTGAAGAAATTAATAAGTCAAGAAAGGGCGGTCGTCAATGACCCATTATTAGTTTATAGTATTCTTCAGGCCAACTATCGTAATAGTTTGTATTATCATGTAAGTGTTTGCGTTTTTCTAACAAGTCGTTAGCACGTTGAATAAACACACAATCCGTAAAGTTCTTAACAAAATGTCCACTTTGTCTTGTACTAGTAAAGTATAAGAGATGTGGATTTTTCTTTGAGTACTCCTCGCAAATTTTTTCTACAGGAGTAATATCATCAATATCACCTAACCAAACAATACCCATTTGATATGTTTCAGGATCAAAGGTATCCATAACTGTTAAATCATCACGACCATCAATGAACTGCAATGCCCGTTTTATTCTGGCACTCTTAGCATAGGGACATACAGGATATCCATCATCTTTAAGGGGTTCAACTTGCTTTTCAGTAAACTCTAAAAATTTACTCTGAAATTCGTCCAACGTCATATGTGTTATTGTTCTCTCATGTAATTGATATCTACGATATCATCAGTTTCACAAAGCTAACGCTTTGTTCACTGTTTATGCTTACGCTTCTTTATGTTAGTTAATTGTCTTAGATAAAAACTATTTTTTTAATTAGTTCTTATACTTATTTATGTGATTATTATAATGGTTACTTGACAAGATATTTTATTCACACTTAGCCTACTAAGGGCCAAGTGTAAATTGAGTTCTTGACATAGAACAGCACCCACATTACCATAGTAAACCTAGTTTAACACCTAGGAAGGGCGGTTACGCTGTACCCTTATTACATACTGCTTTTCTAACGCAGAAACATCCGGAGCCATGGTATCGACTTTTGGACTATCCTCAAGTTACGAGCGTTCGTAGAGCTTGATCATTTTGATTTGTCAAATCAGTGTATTGACATTGTTAAGCACACCAGTATCTAGTCACGTGAATTCGTAACCTCAAGGTGAGTCGACCTATGCCGACCAATCGGAGCTTTGAAGCCTTTGTTAGTTTTTATTAGCCTGATTGTGTTTTGAACGGTGCCAGTAATTGCTTGACTTTATGTCTGTGTGAGTTTTGGTTTTACACTATTAATTATCTGATGCTTTAATTATTTGCTTCAAACAAAGTTAAAACGCTACTTTTGTTATAATAACAAAAAAGTTGTGCGTTGTCAACCTTTTTTTAAGTGTTCTGTAAGAATTTTAGAACTACCTATTCTTACATTAATTATTCCGTTATAGTATTCATCGGTTTCTAATACTCTACGGTCAAATTGTTCTTTTGCTTCCATATAACTTAGTACGCCTCTACTAGGACAATAATGTAATATTTCTCTAGTAAAGTTTTCAGAACCAATTGTTAATACATCTGCATTTAAATGATCTGATGAGCCCCAATAGTCTCTCCAGTCACTTTCTTTCGTGCCACGCCTTTTGTTTTTCTTACCTTTAAGAGGCGGCTTTGTTGTTTTAAATCTTGCTAGTTTCTTACCAACATACTTGCGATTGTTAGTAAGGTTTGTAATTAAATAAACAAATCCTTCACAGTCAGCAGGAAGTTCGTCAACTACAACACTATTGTAAGTCCACGGACATTTGTCGCTACTCTTTGATCCACTCATTTATTATTTTTCTAATCAATTCTATTGTGTCTACACCTAATGATGATTCGTTTATTGTTTCAGGAGCATGCAATAGTACATACTCTGGATTTGTTATTCCGTTTTCCAAATTAAATTCTCGTTGATGTTTATCCACGATGTACTCGAACTGAATAATTATCTAGTTCGTCTATCATATCGTAGTCACCTGCCATGCGAGCAATTTTTTTAGAAATCTCTAAATGATCTGTTGTATATTTTTTTATTTCTTCTTTAGTAATATCTAATTGTGTATTACAATCAATAAATAAATCTTCGTAATCAACATAAATTAATTCGTGTACTTTTTTTAATGTTTCTTCTGTTTCGTTATAATTATCTAGTGTAAAATTTTTACCCGCATCAATAATTGTATTTAAAGTAAATTCTTTAAGATGATCTTCTTCGTGTGTACGCTCTAGTGTTCTAAGCCAAATAAGATATGATAAACAAAATACAGTAGGGGCTAGTAAGTTTCCAACCTCTATTTCGTACTCTTCTTTAATGTGCGTTTGAATATCTTTTAATTGTTGTCTTTCATCATCTGTTAAAAAATTAGGTACACCAGAAATGCCTTTGTGTTTCATCATTTTCTTAATACCTAGTTGCATCTCACTATACCAATTGGGTTTTACTATGATTGCCTTTTCGGAATTGCCAAGTCTAGTAATTCCATAGTTCATAAAATTAAGCATCTATCACCTCTATCTCTGTATTAAATGTAGTGAAGCCATTTTCTTTAGTAACCTGCAATACACTTTGTACACGACCAACTAGCTCATCTCTATGTGAAATAAGTAGAATATTCTTTTCTCTATCACGTTCCATCTTCTTCAATACACCTAATGCACTTTCTACACCAATTGTATCCATGCCACTGTCAACTAGTTCGTCTATACAAACAAAGTTAATAGGGTGATTCATACTTTCAAAGACATCACGGAAACTCCAACTTAGTCCAAGTATTAATCTGTTACGCTCACCCCTTGACAAGTTATCAAAATCTAAGTCTTGTCCAAGTTGTGTAATAGTTACAGTTAGGTCACTTTGGAATTGTACTTCATGTGGTAAACCTAATCGTGTAATATAATATTCTAATCGTGTGTTTAAGAACTGCAAGTTTTGTTCAATAATCTTTTTACGAATAAAACTATCTTTGTTAGTTAATAGTTTTAATAAAAAGTCTTGATGCTCTCTTAGTTCCTCAAGTCTATTTACCTCTGCCCAATTTACTTCTTGTAGGCCAGTTTCTGTTAGACTGTCAATTTGTTCTATATATGGATTTGTTTCTTCTTTAGCATTATTTAATGCAGTTTGTAACTTATCTATTTTGCTTTGATGTTTGTATGCTTCTTGTAGTGTGTTATACTCTGTGCGTGGTGCAACACCTAGCTCTCCTAAGTCTGCAATTGCAGTATTGTATTCTGTAATTAATTGATTATCATCGTCTAAATGTTTTTGACTTTCATCTACAAGTTCTGTTTTTTGTACAACAATTTTATCATGTTGTTCGTCGTGTATTTCTTGTCCACACGCATAACATTTGTGTTCTAATGTTGAATCTAGATCAGTTTGTGCTTTAGTTAAACGCTTAGTCTCACGCTCAACACTACTTGTTAGTCTAGCAATCTCGGCAGTTAATGTATCTATTTGATTCTTTTTTTCATTAAATTTTGTAAATTCTTCGTGTGCTTTTATTTCAGCATCAATGTCAATGTGTTCTAATGCAGCCAGTTCGCTAGTGTTTTCTTGTATGCGTTCTTGTAGTTGTGTAGCCCATGTTTTTTGTCTACGCTCTAAATCTTTAATGCTACTACCAATGCGATCATTAGCATCTTCTATGCCTTTAATTCTAAATGTTTCTTCTGTAATTCTGTCTTTAGTGCCTTTAAGAAGGTCTTTTAGTATGTCTGCCTTCTCACTAAGTTTAGTAATACCTAGCAACTGTTCAATCATTTCACGCTGATCGTTTGCTCGCATACTTAGGAATGGATCAGTGTAAGTGTTTAGTGCAACAATATGCTTAAACATTGTATGACTCATACCTAGTAGTTGTTCAATTACTGCTTGACTCTGTCTACCTTCACCTTGCATCTCATCTGTAATGCCTTCGTTGTTATCTATGTCATTGATTAGATATTTAAATACATTAGGCTTACGACCACGTTCAATTCTATACGCCTGTCCGTTCATTTCAAAGTCACAAGTAACCATCATGTTTTTATTATTGGTTTTGTTAACTAAGTTATCTTTTTTAATATTATAAAGTGCAGCACCATATAGTGCATAACTAAGTGCGTTAACAATAGTAGTTTTACCTGTACCATTACGAGAGCCATCGCCGCCCAAGTCTAAGTTGTTACCCAACACAAGTGTTAAGCCTGCGTTGTCAAAGTGAACTGCCTGTGTGACATTGCCCACACTCATAAAATTCTTTACAGTGATATTTTTAATTATTAGCATGTTTAAGTTGTTAGTCCTGTATAAATGTCTACTAGTATTTGTTTCTTAATAGTGTCGCTTTGTACTGATTCAAGTTGCGACAATACAATAGTATCTACATTCTCTACTTGAATGTCTACACCTTTATTCCAGTCTTGTGTGTGTTCTTCTTTTTTACTTGGCATAAGTGTAATCTCACGCAAGTCATATTGTTTAGCAAATGTTTCTTTAATAAAGTTTGCTTCTTCATATGTAATGCCTACATCTAAACTAACACGAGCATGTGTTTTAGATCCCAAGAACTTATCTGGATTATCAATTAGTTTACTTAATGTTAGTGTACGATACTTTGGTGCATCTGGCCATTCTTGATAATCAATTGTGCCATCCCAATCTAAGAACATACATCCTCTATCATCATCCCATGCATCAGCATAGTTGTGTGGGAAGCAGTTACCTGGGTAAATTACATTACCACGCTCTTGTCTTTTATGGAAGTGTCCACTAAAAACTTTCTCAGGTCTTGATAAATCTTCTGCTTTGAGTCCGCCGTGGTCTGGCATTTGTACAAGTGCATTCATGTAAAAACTAGGCAATTCAAAATGCCCAAACATAAATTTACAATCAATCTCTTTTAGTTTCTTCCACTCGTCATCACATAACCAAGGAATAAACGCAACACCATCTTCAATAAACATTTCATTGTTTATCATTCTAATGTTTTTAAATTCTTCGATCATTGATAAGCTATGTATCTCACGCTTCTCACGATAATATAAATCGTGATTGCCTGTAATCATAATAACTTCTTCAAATGATTCACTGAGTTTACGCAAATTACTAGTTGTGTAATTTAGTGTACTAACATTAATACTTGCACGGTTGTGATGCCAGTCGCCTAAAAAGAAACATTTTTTAATGCCTCGTTTATGTGCTTCTTCGATCATCCATGTAATAAAATCTTCACAATCTTGATTGTGATGTCTACTGTTATTCTTCATGCCAAAGTGAATATCAGTAAAAATTACTGCTTTATCAAAAAACATTTATTCTCCAGTTTCTTCGTTGTCTACTTCTGGTACTTTATAGTTTGTTACTTTAACTGTAGGATTCATTTCTTTTTTCTTTGCTTCATTTTTAATATGAGCTTCCCATTCAGCATTAAATGTTCTAGTGCTACTTGGGTTTAATCCTTCTTCTTCTAGTAAGTCATCTCTAATATTTTGACTACGCTTTTCTAAGTTTAACACTCTAGTAAAACTATTATTAATTGCCGCAGTGTAATATGCAAATGGATTTTGTGATTTAAGTTCATTAAATTGCAATCCAATTTGTGCTAGTTGCAATAATGCTTGTCCACGCATTTCGTCTACATATGTGTAACCTCTCCAGTTACCACGCATGCTATAACGCTCGCATAGTTTAATATACATCTTTGCTAACATATCGTTTGTTTGTCCGTGATGAACATTAAAATGTCCATTATCTTTGCCACCTTCCCAATGACTACGAGCTACTTCTGTCCACTCACCTTTAATTACTGCATAGTGTTTAAAAGGAGGAAAGTTACATTTAGCATGTAAGTCTGCTTCAGTCTTTGGTTTATTTTTTCTGTTCTCTTCTGGTACATGTTCAAATGTCATTACCCTTACTACAATGTCGTCATCTTTAATAGTTTCAACATCTACTGCAAAATCAGCCGCTCTTGGCTTAGTCTTTTTGCCTGTTAATCCTTTTTCCCAACGGGCAACTTCTACCTGATGAGCTAGTTTTTGTAGTCTTGTTGCTCTGTTTTGTTTTGCTTCAGCAACAGCTTCTGGAGTAACCTCATCAAAACCTGTTACAATGAGATCAAAATGTGTATAGTTCTCGTCGTGCGTCCAACAATACGTCATTTTACTGTTATGTATTTCTCTTAACAAGTCTTTGTTTGTTAAGTAAAAAGTCTTTTTTGGTTTATTCATATTGAGATTTCCTTTATATAGTTAGTATTATACAGCATATATGGCCTAAATGTCAACCGGTTTTTTCAATTAGATAAATACTACGAACGGAGAAGTAATTATGTTAATTGAACATGTTTTAAAAGAGGGAGTTGACAACATAGCTGTATTTTATGGCGGTCGTTTCCAACCTATGCACCAAGGACATCACGATGTTTATAAACATCTGGTTCAAAAGTTTGGTGCGGATAATGTATTTATCGCCACAATGGTGTCTGCAAAAGTGCAAGGACTTATTACAAAAACTAATGCAGGTGGAAAACTTACTGATCTTCAACGAGGTGAATTAAGCAAGAATCCATTTACATTTGATGAAAAAGCAAGCATTATGAATAAGATGTTTAATATACCTGGAGATAAAATTATCAACACAAATCCATACAGACCAGACATGGCTGCTGCAGGCAGAGATGCAAATACTACTGCACAGATACTTGTATATGGTGAAAAGGATGCAAGTAGACTTGCAACAGGTGGCGAAGGGTTCTTACATGAATTACCAAAAGATATGAACGAATTGATTCCAACTGCACAAGAAAGAGGCTATGTATATGTAGCACCGCTTATGCAAGGTGGAATGAGTGCAAGCGACTTCCGTGCTGACATGGCAAGCGAAGGTGATGAAGAAGCTAAAAAGCAAGCATTTACTAAGTTCTTCGGCAAATACAATGAACAGATTTTTAAGTTTATTCAGGAGAGGTTAACATAATGAAAAAAGCAAGTTTAGTACTAAAAAAGACAGGCGGACCAATTGAGATTACAGGCCTACTGTATCCACTAAAAGATAACAACGGTGTTATATTCCCATACACACCTACTATTATGTTTAGCCATGCTGCAGGTTACGGACAGTATGATATTACAGGCGCAAACTATCATCAAAATTATTATACAGGTACTTCCAACCCAACTGTATCAGTAACTGCAATGTTCTCTAGTAATACATTAGATGAAGCAAAATACACAACTGCAGCAATACAATTTTTTAAAGCAAGTACAAAGTCACAATTTGGTGTACGAGCAGGTGCAGCAGCAGGTACTCCACCACCTATATTAATGTTTAATGCATATGGACAAGCCAATGCAAAGAATGTTCCAGTAGTGGTAAGAAGTTTTAACTACACATTACCAGAAGACACAGACTATGTAACCTTTGATGATCCAGTGTCTGGAGAATTAAGTGTTCCTGCATTGATATTAATACAAATAGAACTAACCCCACAAATTCCACCTAAAACTGTTAAAGATAATTTTAGTTTACAAGACTATGCAAGTGGAAATAATTTAAGAGGCGGAGGATTTTTATAATGGCAAAATACAGAGCAGATAGTTTATATAGAAATACAAAAGTTGTTAGTAACCAATATTTAGATACATTAGATTTAGCAAGTGTAGATATAGACAACACATCTACAAAAACAGTAACAATACAATCTAAGCACGAAGAAAAACCAGACTTATTAGCATACGAATTATATGGTAATTCAAAACTATGGTGGGTGTTTGGACTATTCAATCAAGATGCACTTGCTGATCCTATTATAGATTTTAAAGCAGGTTTAAAAATTATAGTCCCAATAAGGTTCTCATAACATGTCAACATTGTCGGATAAAAACAACAATCCACTAAACATTAAAACAAGCAGTGACAACTGGCAAGGAGCCGATGGCAGTAATGCTGGTTTTGTTAAGTTTAATAATCCAGAGTACGGTGTGCGAGCTGCCACTAAGAATTTATATACAAGTCAAGAAAAATATGGAAACAATTCAGTAAGCGACATTGTAACAAGATGGGCACCACCAAGTGATAATAATCCAACTGAAATCTACATACAAAAAGTAGCAGATGATTTGGGAGTAGGACCAAATGATGACTTAGGATCTTTAAGAGACAATCCAGAAGTCACAAAAAATCTAATAAAGTCAATGGCAGAAATGGAAGGGGCTACTGTAGGTGAAGATGGAAAATATACAGATAGCGTAATCACAAATGGTGTAGCTATGGCAAATGGTAAGTCTGCATCAGAAGTTGATTTTGTAGCACAAGACACAGATTTTGCTGGAGAAGGATTTGTAAACGCAGTAGACGAAGAACAAGGATTAGTTGCTACACCCGAAGTAAAAAAAGAAGCAGCGCCGGCTTATAGTAATTTAGAAAATATAGGACAATCAAACTGGATGAGTACTGTTGACAGTCCTGCATATCGTTGGACATTATATGTAGTTAACGATAGAGTGTGGGAAGATGTAACTAAATTGTACGGAAGTGATTCAGCAGTTACAAATAAAAATGAAGCTATGATAATTGCAAAAACAGGTGTAACTACAGAATTTTCTTTAGATAACTTTGTAACAGTAGCAACAGTTACGCCAGGACAACAACACGGTAATACAACACCGGGCATAATGCAATTTGATATTTTTGAAAATCTAGGGTTTACATTTTTAGATAGAGTATTAAAAGCAGGTATTAATATTGGAAAGCCTGGAAATCTGTATGCTCAAAATTATGTATTAAAATTAGAATTTATAGGCAGAAACCCTGCTACAGGATTTAGTGTTACTAATCCAAGTGTATTCTTTTATAGAATAAAAATAAACCAAATAAGAAGTACAACAGGTCCAGAGGGAACTAGATATAATGTTATTGGCTGGTCATTAAATAAACATTCACAATTAGAAGCACAGACATCGAGTGCATTGACAGTTAAAAATATAACTACTGCACAATCGTTTATTGACGGCTTACAAGAAAGTTGGAACAACTCAATGATTGAGGCAATGCCGGGTGGCAAAGATGCATATGCATCAGGTATGGTAATTCCGTATAAACAAGTAAAGATAAAGTTTGGTCCAAGTACTACTATTAAAAATGACCCTATACCGGGTATTAATAATTTTGTATTGCCTATTGCAGAAATGGGAGCAGGAGCAAATACACAAACATCAGGTGGACAAGATGGAAACAAAGATGATCCAAAAAATAAAGATATTCCAATTGGTCCAGACACAAACATATCAAACTATATAGTAGAATACATTAATAAAAATTGTCTTACTTGGGTAGAGTATCGTAAAAAAGCACAGGAACTAGGAGTAACTTATTCTTTAAGTGTTGGGCTTGAAACTACATATCCTATAGTAAATAGTACAATGGCATATGCTTATAACAGAGCACCGGAATTAATTACATTTACAATTAAGGTATCGAGAAATGAAACTACACCTCCTACGGATTTAAAAGTACACAATGATAATTTTGATAGTGCAGCTTACCAAAATGCAAAAATAAAAAGATTGCCTATTGAAAAAAGTTATTCGTTTCTTTACTCTGGATTAAACACAGAAGTAATAACTTATCAAATTGATATAGAAAATTTATATTTTATGATTAACCAACCAGCTGGTGGATTATATTCAGATGCAAATTTAGAAACATATGCACCAAGTGTTCCAAATAAAATCACTTCACCATATGTAGAAGATATTGAACTAGGTGATTCTAAATCATACGGTAATACTGTAAAAGGTACAGTAGCATATGTTGGAACAGATGAACAACAGGTCAGTGCTACAGTGCAAAGTGATGCAGTACAAGTAAACTTAGCCTCTAAGATGTCCAAGCGAGACATTGATGCATATAACTTTAGTATGGAAATCAAAGGAGATCCGTATTGGATGGGTAATATGATGGTAGACATACAAGGGAATGGAACGCTTAAAGTTCCAGATTATGATACAAGAGATGCTCTAATAACTTTTTTACAATATCAACCAAGTAATAATTTATTAACAACAGAAACAAAAGGCCCAGTTGATTATGTATCATCTGGTGTTTACAAATTAAATAAAATTGAAAGCAGATTCCAAGGAGGCAGATTTACACAGACATTGTCTGGTTATAAAGATCCTACTTCGAATATTGTTCATATATTAAATCAAATAGAAAAACTAACTAGGAGTTAAAATGTCAGTATTAAAAAAAGATGGAATAGAAGTTTCAAAAAGAGTAGGACCCAACAGTGTTGTTGGTATTAATAATATTCAAGGAACTTATATCGGCGAAGTTATTGACAATGTTGATAGCTTATACACAGGCAGAATAACAGTACGCATAAACGATTTTCAAAGCCAAGATGCAGAACATATTTGTTTACTAGCATTGCCATTTGGCGGACATACTAAAATTAAAGACAGTGGTGATGACAAAACCAAAGAAGCACAAGCTCCAATAAGTTATGGAATGTGGCCACAACCTCCGGAAATAGGAACCAATGTTGTTGTAGTTTTCACTGGTAGTTTAGAGCAAGGCATTGTTATGGGTTCGTTAGTCTCAAAGGACAATAACTCTATGATGGGCGGTAGAGCAAGTGGACAAGCATATGTAAATGGTGAAACTGAACTAGCACCAACAGTTGAAAAAAATCCATACGACACAGATGATGATGACACTAAACCACTTGACGAATACTTCCAATCAGTATTAAATCAGCAAGGACTAAGTCTTGACTATGTTAGAGGACATAGTAAGAGTGGAGCAAGAAGAGAATCACCTAGTAAGGTATTTGGAATTACAACACGCCAAGGACATGTATTATCAATGGACGATGGCGATGATGAAGAAGCCAGTAAAAATATTAGATTGAGAACTAGAAGTGGCGCTCAAATTTTAATGGACGACAGTAATGGATTTATTTTTGTCACCACACAAACCGGTGACGCATGGATAGAAATGAACAATGTAGGACAAATTGATGTTTACAGTAAGGCAGGCATAAACATGCACACTGAAGGCGACTATAATGTACATGCTAAAGGTAGCATTAATATGCAAGCCGAGGTAGGAGTAAATATTAAAAGTACAGGTGGAGATGGAATTAAGTTAGAAACAAAAGTTGCAGGCATAGATGTTTATAGTGCATTAGATATAAAAATGCAATCGCCAAATAATTATCATCTAAAAGTAGACGGCAATGTAATAATGAAGGGCGGCAAGATAGACATGAATGGTCCAGAACCAGAAGAAGCTACAAAGATTACAATACAAAATCAGGAATCAAATGATAATGTAAAAACTAGTATAGCCAGTAGAGTACCAGAACACCATCCGTGGAAAGGTGTTGATGGACTTGACCCAACATATAAAACGCAAAAAGGAAGAATATTATAATGCCATCGTTTAAGTTAAAAGCAGTTGTAGATAGCAGTAATTTAATTGACTATGGACTATTCACTGTAATAGATAGTTCAGCAGTGAATACATTAATAGATCTCAAAACCTTAGAAGCAAGTGATAAATTAATTAATATTAAAATTAGAAACACCAAATGGCTAGGTTATGCAAAAGGTTCTGTTATTGGATACAAAACAACTACACAATTAACAGGTGACGGATTAACAGAAGCCGCTGCTTATACACTATGGATTGAAAAATTCAAAGACAAGGAAAGAGCATTTAAACGACAATTTCCATTGGAACAATTATCACAAGCACAATATGATGCTATGTTAGGACTTTATATAGATACTGGAACATTTCATAAAGTAGGATCAGATTCTAGACAATTTGATATATTGGAATATATACAAGATAGAAAATGGGAGTATGTGGCTACTGCACTAACATTAAATACATTAAACAGAAGAGACAGACAATCAGAAGCAAAGTTGCTTATGCTAGGTGACTATGGGATGTACAAAGATAGAAGTTATATCAAAGAAGAAGGTTTGCAAACTATGTTAAAAGAATATGTGTCATCGCAATTAAACGATATACAAAAAAAGCAAGCAGAATATGTTTACTACGCAGAAACAAAAAGGTTTCTACCAAATATGATTGAGAGCAGGAAAAGAATTCTTGCAAATCTACTCAGTTAACTCACCACATAAATATTTAAATACTAATATAATACAAGGAATTTTTATCTTGAATAAAAGCGTTTTACTACTTAATGCTGATGGGCAACCATTATCACAAATGCCACTTAGCACAGTCAGTTGGCAAGA